TTAAAGCAAGAGTGGAGAAGATTGGTGGTTATGCAACAGACGAAAAGGTATTTGAATTTGCCGTAATTGAAACTTTAAATATTCCAGAAGAATGTTTGGGAGTATAGTTTTATTCTTTATTGGTTTAGTGATTGGTATGTATATAGTATCTCAAATCAAAAATCACATAAATAATAATAATAATAAGTTGCTTGAAAATTTAGATAAATGGGAGAGCAGCCACAAAGTGAATTATCAATGGCGAGAGGACGAAAAAAGAAACCAACCAAAATAAAAGAGTTACAAGGCACTTTAAAGGCTGAACGGGTGTTAGATAACGAAATGCAAGTTGCTCTTGTTAGAGAGCTTCCAAATGCTCCTCAATGGCTTACAGATATAGGTAAAGAAGAATGGAATAAGGTTTGTGTAGAATTATTTAATAAAAATATGTTACATCAAATTGATTTGCGTTTAATTGAGGCTTATTGTAATGCTATTGCTTTACATATTGAAACAGAAATAATGTTGAGAGAAAAAGGAAGAATACAAGTATTTAAAAATCCAGATGGAACTATTAAACATACTCAATCCGTTCCTTTTCAAAAAATTGCAAATGACGCATTAGATAGGGCTTTAAAGATTGCTACGCAATTTGGTTTTACACCATCGGCAAGAAGCTCAATTTCTCAACCTACTTTAATACAACAAAATAATGAGTACAACTTCTTCGACTAAATATTTCTTTGATGAGAAAGAAGCAGACAGGGCTGTTGCTTTTATTGAAACAATGATTAGACATTGTAAAGGAGATTTGACAGGTAAATTATTAAAGTTAGAAGAATGGCAAAAAGAAGATATTATCAGACCACTCTTTGGAACTAAAAATAAAGAAACAGGATTAAGAAGATATAGGACTTGTTATGTTGAGATACCACGAAAGAACGGGAAATCAACTTTAGGAGCTGCAATTGCATTATATATTTTATTTGCAGACAATGAAAGAGGAGCAGAAGTATTCTCTTGTGCTGGAGATAGAAACCAAGCCGGTATTATATTTAATATTGCAAAGTCAATGATTGAAATGTCTCCTCAATTATCAAACTACTCACAATTATATAGAAATAGTATTATCAATCCATCAAAAGGAAATACTTATAAAGTATTGAGTTCAGATGCCAAATTACAACATGGACATAATGCTCACGCGGTATTATTTGACGAATTACATACTCAACCTAACAGAGAGTTATGGGATACTATGATGACATCAACAGGAGCTAGGTCTCAACCAATAATAATGGCAATCACTACAGCTGGAAGCTCTAAAACTGATGGTAATATCTGTTGGGAGATACACGATTACGCAGATAAAGTAGAAAAAGGGATAATTGAAGATGATACTTTCTTGCCTGTGATATATGCGGCAGACGAAGAAGATGATTTTACGCAAGAATCTACTTGGATTAAAGCAAACCCTAACTATGGAAAGAGTATTCGTAAAGAATATATGATAAATGAAGCTAAAAAAGCAACAGAAATAGTCAGTTATGAGAATAGTTTCAAGCGTTTGCATCTGAATATATGGACTTCTAGTGTAACTAAATGGATTTCTGACGCAAAATGGATGGAAAATAACAAGAAATTTGATAGAAATAAGCTGAAAAACATGCCTTGTTGGGCTGGATTAGACCTTGCTTCTACTAGAGATTTGTCTAGTTTTGTGTTATTATTCCCTATTGATGACGAATTTGTGATAATTCCTTACTTCTTTTGCCCTATTGAATCAGTATATACTAGGACTATGAGGGATAAAATACCGTATAATCAGTGGGAAAAAGAGGGATATTTGATTACAACACCGGGAGATGTGCAAGATTATGACTTTATAAGAGAGAAAATAAACGAGTTAGGAGGGCAATATAACATAAAAAGCATTGCATTTGACCGTTGGAATAGCTCACAACTAGTGATAAACCTAACATCTGACGGAGCAAATATGTCTCCATTCGGACAGGGGTATGCTAGTATGTCTGCACCCACAAAAGAATTTGAAAAACTGGTATTAAAGAAAGCTCTAATACACTACGATAACCCTGTTTTAAGATGGCAATTACAAAATGTATCATTAAGAACAGACCCAGCCGAAAACATTAAAGTAGACAAGGCAAAATCAACAGAGAAAGTTGACGGAATAGTTGCTACTATAATGGCTCTTGGAGAATTTATGACAGATGAGTCGCCAGGAGATTCGATTTATAACGATAGAGGATTAATAATTTTATAAAATGACAATACCATTAGAAATATTAGTCTTGTTAAGTCCTAGAGGATTTGAGGAGAGATTTCATAAGCATTGTAAGGATACAAACACTTATGTTGAGGCATACGAAAGGACAGAGCAAGAGTATACAGATTACTTTGGAAAGACTCGCTATGCTAGTTACGATAGCTTTCGTGTAGTGATGCAAAGAAAAATGAAACAAAGTTCCAAGTTTAAAAAATAATTTTTTTTACTTTTGTAAAAATCTAATTAGAAAGCACATAATTTATGGGAGTATTTGATGCACTTCGTAATATCTTTACGAATACAGAGAAAAGGACTGGTAGTTATATTGACCCAAACACTTTTCTTCCATCTAGCGGAAGCGGAATAAATATTACTCAAGAATCTGCAGTCACTTTTACAGCTGTATGGGCAGCGATAAGGATGTTATCCGAATCTGTTGCTCAACTCCCTATACAAATAATTGAAAGGCTAGAAAACGGAGACAAAATACAAAGGTCAAATCATATGTTATACGATATGATTCATACAAGACCGAATGAGTATATGACGCAATTTAATTTCATTCAAAAATGTATGTATGATTTATGCGTTGCAGGAAACTCTTATGTATTTATAAAAAGGAATGGAGCTGGAAGACCAATTGAATTAATACCTTTAGATGTAAACAAAATAGAAGTTAGAGAATTTGAAGAGACTTATTATTACTACAATCAAGATACAAATGAAATGCTGGATTACTATGATATGCTTCATTTCAAAATAGTGAGTGCTGACGGAATGCTTGGACAGAGTCCTATTGATGTTTGTGCAAATTCAATTTCGTGGGGTTTAGGATTAGAAAGATACGGAAATTCTTATTTTTCTAACGGGGCAAAAGTATCTGGAGTTTTACAAACAGACAGAGCATTATCTACAGAAGCAATTGAAAGGTTAAGAAATTCTTTTGACCAAAATTATTCAAAAATAGGAGATGCAAACAAAACCTTAATTTTAGAAGAGGGATTAAAATTTAACACAATAAGCCTATCAAATGAAGCTAGTCAATTTCTACTTTCTAGACAATTTTCTATTGAAGAAATTGCTAGAATATTTAATATACCTCCACATCTACTTCGTGATTTAAGTAAGTCAAGTTTTAACAATATACAGGAGCAGTCAAGAGAATTTGTTCAGTATACTTTAATGCCTTACTTAACAATGTTTGAAGCAGAAATGACAGGTAAGTTATTTAAGAAAAGTGAGAAGAAAAAATTAAAAATAGAATTTAATACTAACGCCTTATTACGAGGCAATCCAAAGGAAAGAGCAGATTATTACAGAACAATGTTGAATATTGGAGCAATGACTATTAACGAGGTTAGACAAAAAGAAAATCTTAATGTTGTTGAAAATGGAGACGATTTATTTATGCAATTAAATATGGCTACGGTGGATAATATAGTAGCAGGAGGCACATTAAATAAATTTGATGAAGAAGAAATTGTAGTAAAAGATGAGGATGAAAAAACAGACGAAAATGCCGATTCCTAAACCACAAATAAATGAGAGTGAAAGTGAATTTATGGATAGGTGTATGTCTGATGAAACAATGAAATCAGAATATGACGATAAACAAAGATTTGCAATTTGTAAAACAAAATTAGAAAATAATAGCATTATGAAAAAAGACGAAAAAAGGCATGTAAAAGAAATAATTGAGGATGAAGAAACAATCACAATTGTATATAACAAAAATGAAGAATTTGAAGGTATCAAACTTAAAGACTCCGATATTCCAGACGAGGGAGACGAAGAGACAATTGGTGAGGATACTGAAGAGGCTGATTCTCACTACGATGAAGAAGACGAAGTGGTGGAAGAGGAAGAAGAAGTGGCTGATGAAGAAATGGAAGAAGATGAGGATGAGGATGATGTAGAAGAAGATGAAGAAGAGGAAGAAGATAGGGATGAGCATGAAGAAGATGAGTTAGAAGACGAAGAGGAAGAGGCTGACGAAGAGATGGAGGAAGACGAGGAAGAAGAAGATGAAGAAGAAGATGAGGACGAGGAAGAAGATGAAGATGAAGAAAAGAAAAAAAGAAGTGTTTGGGACTTGAAAGATGATACAGAAAAAAGATTCTTTTCAGTTGAAACAAGAGTAACTAAAAAAGGTAAAAGAAACATCGTAGAGGGTCACGCAGCTGTTTATAATGAGTTGAGTGAGGATTTAGGTGGATTCAGAGAAATGATTAAGCCTGGAGCATTTGACGATGTATTAGGAAATGATGTAAGAGCATTTTTTAACCACGACCCTAATTTTTTACTTGCCAGAACTTCAAGTGGTACGCTTAAACTATCAACAGACAAAAAAGGATTAAAATATTCTTTTGATGTACCAGATACAACAGCCGGTAGAGATTTATTAGTTTCTATGAAGCGAGGAGATATAACACAAAGCTCTTTTGCCTTTAGAGTAGAAAGCGATTCTTGGGATGAAAGAGATGGAAGAGATATAAGAACAATTGAAAAAGTGGCTAGGTTATTTGATGTAAGTCCAGTTTCAATTCCTGCTTATCCAGATGCAAATGATTTAGCAATTGCAAAAAGAAGCAGAATGATTCACAAAGATAAAACAAAAATGAAAAGCGAAAATGATTATGAGTATAGAACGAGTTTACTTGGATTAAAAATTAATATAATTAAAAGAAAATAAAATGAAAAAGAGTTTAGACCTTAAAGAGACTCGTTCTGATTTAGTTTCAAAATTAGAAGATGTGCATGGATTGGCTACTTCTGAAAAAAGAGAACTATCAAAAAGCGAGGCGAAAAAAGTTGATACTATGATTTCTAAAATTGATAATTTAGATGTAAATATCAAGAGAGCAGAAAAAATAGAATCAGAAATGAGAAATGCTGCAGCAGTGTCTGGAGCTAAAGTATCACAGCCAAAAGCTGACCAAAGATACTCAATTCAAAAAGCTGTACAAGGATTTATCAATAATGACCTTTCTGGTATTGAAAAAGAATACCACCAAGAAGCTCAAAGAAATAATTCTATTACAGGATTAGGAATACCTACAATGGTATTTGGAGCAGAGCAAAGATTGAATCCACAAAAAGTTTCTAACGCTGGAGGATTAATTCCTACTGAAGTTGGTGACTGGGCAGGTACATTACAAAATAAAACTGTACTTGGAGACCTTGCTACTTGGATGTATGGATTATCTGGAAATATGAAAATTCCTACTTTAAGCGGAACGACTGCTGGATGGGGTGGAGAAGTTGCTGATGCAACTGATGCTGCAACCGTAGTTAATAGTACTTCATTATCTCCAAACAAATTATCTGCTTACATGGATATTTCAAAAATGTTATTAGCTCAAACTAATGGCTCTGTTGAAGGTATAATCCGTGACGATATGACTAACGCAATTGCATCTGTATTAGAGGCAGCTGTTTTAGGTAACGCAGATGGAACGGGGAATGTTCCTCAAGGTGTTTTTGATGCTGGAACTACTATCACAGCTGGTACTGTAGATTACGCTTCTATTTTAGCAATGGAAGAAGCTCTACAAACTGCTAACGCTGACTTTGGAAGAGTAGCATACTTAACTACTCCAAAAGGTAGAAAACTTCTTAAAGAGCATGTTGGTCAACCGGGAATCACTGGTACGGAAACAGGATATGGTGAGCCTATTTGGAAAGATGATTTAGTTGATGGATACATGGCAAGAAGCACAGGTAATGTTTATGCTGCAGGCTCTGGTACTCACAAAGAGGGATTAGTTTTAGGTCGTTGGGATGATTTAGTAATTGGTCAATTTGGTAACGCACTTGATGTTGTTGTAGACCCTTACTCAAAGTCACTTTCTGGTGAAGTAAGATTGGTAGTAATATCATTCTGGGACACTGTATTTAGAAGAGCAACTAGCTTCCAAACACAGTTAATATCTTAATAATTTTTACAGGATTTTGGGGGGTAATATCCCCCCGATTTCTTGTATTTATAGAAAACACTAAAATCGCGTATAAGCCCGTTTTTAAGCGATTTAAGAGAGTTTACTAGGTTAGTGATATATTACTATGCAAAAGAAAAGTTCGTTGATTTGCTAGGACTGACAAAAATCCATAAAAAATATTATGGTAAATAAATAAAACGGCAAAAAAAGGTAAAAAAAAGACTAAAAAATGGCTAGAAATTCACACATAAAATCTCCCCGAACAGCAAGTGCATTAACACTAGCTCAAGCCAAAAATCACTTAAGAATACCAACAACAATTACAGAAGAAGATGACTACATTCAAGGCTTAATTGACACAGCAACTGATGTAGCAGATATATATTGTAACATCTCAATAATACAACAAACATATGTTCAGTATGCTGATAAGTGGGAAGATACAATAGAATTATTTCATTCTCCAATTCGCGGAACTGGACAAGCTGATATGGTAAAGGTGGAGTATATAGCAACAGGCGGAGGTAGTACTTATTCTACTTGGGCTATAACAAATTATAAGTTTGACAAATATTCTTCTCCTTTAAGATTAGTTCATGAAAATGGAAAAAATTATCCAAATACGGAAGATATTATTAATGCAATAAAAATAGAATATAAAGTAGGTGGACCTGCAGCTGATGTTCCTGCAGCAATCAAACAAGCCTTACTTATTATGGTAGGTCAATGGTATGAAAATAGACAAGAAGCAATAGTAGGTAGAAGCGTTGGAACAATTCCAATGACTGCTACTTATTTACTAGACAGATATAAGGTGCAAACATTTGGAATCCCTAATTAAAGAGTATGAGTTATCACATTGGCACTTTTAATGAGAAAATAAATATTCAAAAATCTTCAGAGGTTATTGATGCAATGGGTGGAATGCGTTTGACTTGGTCAGACTATTGTGATGCGTGGGCTTCAATTGAATATAAAGAGGGAGGAACTGATGTTTCAGATATGAGAATGAATTCTCCTCAATACGCAGAAATGACTTTTAGAAATATAGGAGAAAATTTACAAAAGGTAACAGGTAAGCAATTATTTAGAGTTATAGTTCCTAATGAAACAGGGGCTGCAACAGATACGAGAAGATACTGGAATATTAATAGTTATACAATTCATGGAGAAAAATATAATAGATACAAAACTATATTTTGCTCTAGCGAATCAGTAGACGATATAAGAAATTTATAGATGATTAATATTACACTAGAGGGAGACAAAACATTACAAGCGAAAATGGATAAGTTTATTGATAATGTCAATAATAAAAAAAAGATTATTCGTGAAGTGATGACTCCAGCTGCAAAAATAGTAACAAAAGTAATGAGAAGTAAAGCTCCAGTATTAAGAGGAGGTACTTTTGATGTGTATAGGACTCCAAAGATGAAATCTGGAAAAGCTCCAAAAGGTATGGGTAAGATTTATGTTAAAATTAAACCAAATCAATTAAAAAAATCAATCTTTCATTTTCATACTAGAGCAACAAGAAAGGCAGGAGCAATCAATATAGGACCTCGTTATAAAAGTGGAGTTTGGAAAAAGCCAGAAAAAGGAGGTTGGTATATGCATATGGTACAATTTGGAACAGATTTGGTAAAGGCACAGCCATTTGTTAAACAAGCATTAATTGCTTCAAGCAAAGGGGTGGGTAATATGATGAAAAAAGGTTATTTGAAATTAATGAAAGACGCTGCAAAACAATCGTCAGGATATATACAAGTTAAATAATGGTAGAATCAGCAATACAAGCAATATTAACAGGACCTCCAACGGTAGTAGCATTAACTGATGTTGCTATATATATGGGAGTTAATCCAAATGCTGGAGATTCAAATCCTAATACTAAAAAATGGCTTGTTCATTTTAGAGATACCACAGAGCCACACGATACTAAAAGTGGTAGGTCTACATTAGACACCGTAGCTTACCAAATAAATTTATTTGCTTATGACGCAGTTTCTTTAAGAACTATGGCAACAGGAGTAAGAAAATTATTAGACAGAAAAACAGGAACTTACGGAAGTTATGATGTGAATATTCAGAGCATTCAATTTACTAATCAATTATCGTTATTTGAATTTAATGATACTTACAATAATAGGGGGGTTTACCAAGTTACGCAATATTATGATATAAGGGTACAACCACAATATGTATAAATAAAAAATAAAAAAATGGCATACTTAACAAAAATCTTAATTAAAAAACATAATGGTAGTCCAAAAGGGTCTAGTGTAAGAATACACGCACATCAATTACCTTACTTTATAGAAAATGGATTAATTGAAGGAAAAATAAAAAAAACAAAAACAAAGGCTAAAGTAGAAGCAGATATTGACACAAATGAAAATTAATTAATTAATAAAAAAATAGAAAAAAAATGGCAACAGGAAATGTAATTAACGGTACTTTGGCAGTTCTTAAAACAGGAGCAGACCATGCAGGTGCAACAGCATTCGCGTTCTCTACTTCTGCGTCACTTTCTTTATCTATGGAAACAAGAGACATTTCTAACAAAGGTAGTGCAGGTTGGAGAGAGTTATTAGAAGCTCAAATGTCTTGGAGTGCTTCTTTAGAGGGATTGTACGCAATGTTTGAGGCTGACGGAACTACCGCTGCAAAGAACTATGATGATTTGTATACTCTTTTAACAGGTAGAGCAAATACTTATTTAGAAATTGAAACTGGAGTTTCTGGAGACTTTTATTACTCTGGACAAGTTTATTTAACTTCATTAGAGCAATCTGCTCCACTTGAAGATAATATGACTTTTTCAGCTAGTTTTGAGGGGACAGGTGTATTATCAAAGACTACGGTAGCATAATTTAATAATTTAGGAGGCGGTTTAGAGTATTACTACCTTTCGTGGTTTTACTCTTTACCAAATCCTTTTAAACACGAAAGGAAATGTATGAATTTGTAAAAATAGGGGATAAAACCTACCCTGTAAAATTTGGGTTTAATGCTTTAAGACATTTTAGTAAAATGACCGGGATAGCAATACAAGATTTTAGTAAGATTGGAGTTAATATGACTTTTGATACTGCTTTAACCTTGATTTATGTTGGTTTAATGGATGGCTCAAGAGCAGCAAAAGAAGAATTTCACTTAACTATTGATGATTTAGCAGATTTGTTAGATACTGATATGGAGGCAATTGAAAGATGTATGGTATTATTTACAGAAATGATGACTCCAAAACAAAACAAAGCTCTAAAATCTCAATCAAAAGGAAAGGGAAAGGGAAAAAAGTAACATGGAGTTGGGATGACATTGAACAGATAGGGATTGGTCAGTTAGGTATGACTTATTCTGACTTATACGACTTAACTCCAAGAGCATATTGGAATGCTGTTGATGGTTTTTACGAGATGGTTGAAAATAACGACCGCAGGGAATGGGTAAGAACTAGGTGGAGTACTTGTTGCTTAATCAATATGCAATTACCGAAAGGTAAACAATTGTCTCCTCAAAAACTTTTACGGTTTAATTGGGAGAAAAAAGAAAAAGAAAATTTGAGTAGCTACGAAAAAACATTAGAGGCTTACGAAAAATTTAAAAAGAAAAGTAAATTGATGACTAAAACAACTAAAGTTGATAAAATATGAGTGATGCGGCAATGAATGTCCGTTTAGGGGCAAAAACAGAAAAATTCAATAAAGCAATGATGGGTGCGTCTAAACGATTAAAGAAATTTGGTCGTAGCGTTCAAGCTGTAGGCTCTAGTATGTCAACAATGATTACCTTACCTTTAGTTGCAGCAGGTGGGGCTTCAATAAAAATGTCTTTAGACTTTCAAAAGTCAATGACTAAAATCCAAACTCTTGTTGGAAAAACTGATGTAGAAATAAAAGGAATGACAGATGACATACTTGCTATGTCTGGAGATGTTGCAAAGAGTCCTGTTGAATTAGCCGAAGGGCTTTATTTCCTTGAGTCTGCTGGATTAAGAGCAGAAAATGCAATGGAGACATTAGAAGCTGTCGCAAAAGGCTCTGCTAGTGGTTTAGGAGAAATGGAATCATTATCTGTTGTTGCTGCTGCCGCACAAAATGCTTATGGAGAAGAAACTTTATCTGCTGCCGACGCATTAGATAAGTTTGGAGTAATGGTAAGAACTGGTATGTTTGATGCCGAAGAGCTTTCAAATGTATTGGGTAGACAATTAGGTCTTGCTTCAAATCTCGGAATTTCTTTTGATGAAGTAGGGGCTTTAATATCAACTTATACAGCTACAACAGGAGACGCAACTGCCGCTTCAAATGGATTATCTGCAATAATGATGACATTTGCAAAATTAGATGCAGAGCCAACAAAACAACAAGCGGAGGCTCTTGCTCAAATTGGAATGTCTGCTGAAGATGTTAAAGAAATGATGGGTAGTAAAGGTTTAATGGGTACTCTACAGCATCTACAAACTAACTTTAATGCTAATGGTGTTTCAATGGCTTCATTCTTTAGTAAGTCACAAGCCTTAAAAGGAGTGCTTGGTGTATTGGGTACTCAAACAGAAACTTATACAACAAATCTTGCTGCAATGGCAGATTCGCAAAACTTTGTAAGTGATGCTTTTGACCAAACTGCTAATACTGATGCTTTTGCAATGGAACAGGCTATGAATAATTTAACCGTAGCCGGCACACAATTAGGTCAAGCACTTGCTCCAGTCGTTCAAGTTATTTCTGATAAAATAATGGCATTAACTCAATGGTGGGGTGGATTGAGTGAGGAAACAAGAGCTTCATACGCAGAATGGGCAATATGGATTGCAACAGCTGGACCTGCATTGGTTATATTAGGAAAGACAATAGGCTTTGTTGGAACGATTATTGGATTAATGAAGAAATGGAATGTCGTAACAAAAATAGTAGCAGGTGCTCAAAAACTTCTTAACCTTATAATGACGGCAAATCCAGTAGGTTTAATAATAACAGCAATAGGAGCCGTTATTGCAGCGTTTGTCTATTTTGGTACATCTACATCGAATCTTGCAATTAAGGTGCGTAACGGCTTTAAAAGTATGATGAACGGGGTTATTAGGTCAATTAACTCTGTGATAAAAGGAATTAACAAATATTCTAAACATTTGGGCTTTACATTGGGAACAATTAAAGAGTTTGAAATGGAGAATCTAAAATCTACTGAAGCTGTAGACGAGAATGCTGATGCGGTAAATAATTTAGCAGATAATTTAGAAAAAATTCCAACTAATGTAACTCCAAAAGTAGATATTGACTTTGGAGATGATGCTCCAGATACAAGTGGTGGGGATGATGGACAAGCCGAAAAAGATAAAAAAGAAGCCGAAAGATTAGCAAAAGAAAAAGAGCAAATAGTTAAAAGGTCTGAAGAAAATATTAATAGACTAAAACAGCAGTTTAATGTATTAAATGCAAAAGACCAACAAGAGTCTGAATTAATTGCTTTAGAAAATTCAAGAAAAAATGCTCTTGCAAATGTAAAAGATTCAGAGAAAGCAGAAGAAGAAAAACAGGCTATTGCAGACTTATACGATTTGAAGAAGAAAAAGCTATTAGATAAACATGCAGAAGATAATAAAAAGGCAGCCGAAAAAACGAAATCAGAATGGGAAAAGACTTATGATTCTTTGAAAGCAGGATGGGATGCTGTTGCAAATGTTGCTAATCAAATAATGGGAGGTATTTCAGCTACTTTAGATGCTATCAATGAAAAAGAAACCATTGAAATGGAAAATAAACACGCGAGAGAAAATGAAGATTACGAGCTGTGGTATGAAAGAGAATTACAAAAGATTGAAGATACAAAATTAAATGAGGAGGAAAAAAATAAAGCAATAGAAGAACTAGACAAAACAGCTTCAGATAAAAAGGTAGATTTAGAAAAAAAGCAGGAAGGGGAAATGGGTAAAATAAAAAGAAAGAAAGCGAAACAAGATAAGGCAATGAATATAATGTCGGCTGTAATGGGAACGGCTGCCGCAATAGTTTCAGCTTTAGCAGTTGCTCCACCATTAGGTTTTGTATTAGCAGGTATTGTTGGAGCTTTAGGTGCAGCTCAAATTGCAACAATCGCCTCAACACCAATACCAGCTCTTGCAGAGGGGGGTATTGCATTTGGACCTACTACTGCTTTAGTTGGAGAGTATCAAGGTGCTCAAGCAAATCCAGAAGTAATAGCTCCATTGAATAAATTGAAAGGATTACTAAAAGCAGATAAGCAAAAAGTTGAGGTATTTGGAGTATTAAAAGGAAATGATATTTTCTTAACAAATGAAATAGCAAATACTAACAGATTAAGATTTACATAGAATATGCCAGGAGTAAGATATAGAAGTAATTTTCGTTCTTTAAACGGAACAGCATACAGATTAGACATTTGGGATAAAAACCACAGCGGAAGCGTTACAGATTTTAACATCACTTTAGATTCTTTAGAATTAAATTATGATACCGCAAGTGAAGAAAAATTAACAGAATTAATTTGCTCAAATATGTCTTTTGAATTTCTCGTAGAAGATGCTGGGCAACAAACTTTTATTGATTATTTAAGAGCAGATACTACAGAAGAGAAAGATGTTTACATATATCTATTTAATGCGACTACGGGAACTAATTTGATAGAATGGGGGGGATATTTGCTTTTAGATTTAGGAGAGAAAGTAGATGAGGGAGAGCCTTACGGAGTGACTTTGAATGCAGTTGATGGTTTAGCCTTATTAAAGGATATTGATTTTGTGCCAGACCACGCAACAAATACTCCTCCCTATGCTTACAATGATACTTATATCAAACCATCTAATACACCTAGTAATAGTCGTTATGCAAATTACTTACAATGGATAGTTGAAATTCTAAATAAAGCAGATTTAGCAGGGGGGCAGTCAAATGATGGAGTTCCATCCCATAAAATTTCAACATCTGTAAATTGGTATAATGAAAAACATAGTGCTTTATCTGGCACATTGACAAATCACGACCCATTAAGAAATACAGCTTGTAACGGAGAGCAATTTTATAAGCAACAAGGGGCTTCAAATACAGGTATTTTATATTACAAACCAATTAGTGCTTACGATGCATTAGTAAATATTTGTAGAGCTTGGGGAATGAGGTGTATTATATATGAAAATGTAGTTTATTTCATTCAAATCGGAGAGTATAAAAAAGAAGAAACAGGTACGGTTTCAGCTCCATTAAATATTAGGACATTTTTATACAATAATCTTGGAACTTCTTGGGTAATTAATGAATTTTTAGGAAATAATTGTGCCGCAAGATATTTGCAAGAAATTGAGGATAATACGACAGATGGAGGATTAAAGAAATTAGCCGGAACTACTTGGGGAGAATACCCTGTAATCAAAAAAGTAGCAACAAATTTTCCTAGTATATCAAATTTTAATAGTTTTACCTCTTTCCCTTTACAATATGGTCAGACAAATTCTCCAAGGACTTGGCCGGCATTTGGAACTCCATCGTCTCCGGGTGGTCAGTGGGCAGAAATGACTACATCTTTAGGCACTTATAATGATGCATATTTACTTGATGGATTTTATATGATGTGCTCTTTAACTTTTATGAATACTCATGTTGGAAATGTTGAATATCAGCTAGGTTGGACGGTAAGAGCAAAACCTTCTTCAAGCTCTACTTGGAGCAATACAGATGCATTAGTCGCTACGGTTTCAGAGAATGGTGCTGGCTCTGGAAATTACCAATTATATTGGGAGCCGTTAATGGAATTAAATGATTTAAACACAGGATTAGGAGGTACTCCAGAATTAGACGGAAGATTTATTAATTCAGATACTTGGACTTCAACATTAGGAGGGCAAGTTGATGACCAAAGTTTTTTTAAAAATATAACAATACCAAACGGGGCTTCTGTTGTTGATATTATTTCAAATACAGCTGTAGGAAATAATGGAAATTTATTACCTCCACATCCTAATATGCAAGGAGATTGGGATTTTGAATTTGTTACTTTAAGTAGAGGGGGTAGTTATAACTATGGAGCTTGGTTTATTGATTTTCATGGAGCAATAATTAAACAGCCTATAACACCACCATTCGCAGGGGTAATACCTTGGAGTAATTATCAGACAATGACTGACCCTTACAATTCTCCTCCTGTACCTTATTATAATGGATTCGGTACTCCAATAAATGTTTGGTATAATAATATTGCAAATGGTCAAGGATTAAATATGTTTTCTCCTGTAACGAATGGAGCTGTAGGCTCTTCAACTTACAATACTCAATACTTTACAAATACTTCGGATAGTTATATCCTTGACATTAAAGATACTTTGTGGGGAGATACTGATGTTCAAGATGTTCCCGGTTCGTTAAAGGTTTATAACGGCTCTAGCTGGGTTTACACAGACTATCTTGGAAAATGGGGGGTAGGGGTAACAACAGGCTCAAACTCGTTTACAGAGCAATTATGTTCAGATGCTTTAAACATGCAAAATATATATACCGAAAAAGGAAATTACACTATTGCTCGGTCTACTATTAATCCTAATTTAAGTGGTAATCAATTATACCCAAAATATGTGAATCCAATTGGAAAAATTTATGATAAAATAAATGAGCATTATTACTTTCCAATAAAGCAAACAATCAATATTACAAGAGATGAGGTTTCTGGTATGTGGAGTCAATTCAAATGGAATGCTATTACAGGAACAGCTACAACTCATCCGTCAGATGATGGGGGTGGACCTGTAGATGATGATGATGGAGGAGTTGGAAGTGCTGGATTTACTAATTTAGGTCTTTTACCAGCTTCAAGCCTATCAACAGCACAGGCAAGATTAGGAAATACTAATCAAATTTTAGCAATAAAAGATTTTAAAGTAAGAGGCACTTCTTTTACTTCTTTAAAAGTAAATAATCAAGGTATCACAAATGGTCAAAGTCTAAAGTCTGGAGACATAGTTTTATTAGAAACAAATGGTCAAACAAAAGCATTAACATTAACTGCAGATTTTGTAACAGCAGGAGAAGAAACAAGTGAGACTATTTCGTTTAGTAGTGTTAATTTGAATTTCAATGTAAATACTAATTCAAAACTATATGTTGACCAACAAGACTGGTACAATCAATCAATGCGTAAGACAAGAGGGCAAGTAGCAGGTTTTGATGTAAGTGCATCAGGATTGACAAAAGCAGGAATTACGATAGATGGATTTCTTGACGCAGATGATATGACAGGGGCTTCAGCTACAAAAATTCCAACATCGGAATCAATAAAAACATATGTAGATAACGAAATAGTATCAGCAGGAACGGGTAAGCTTCCGAAGAGTGGGGGTACAATGACTGGTAATCTTGTAATGGATGAGGGAGAGCCTAACAATGATTCTCCAAAAATAAAATTTACAGGTAGAGATGTTGATGAAACTACCCTTTACAATGGTGCAATTTATATGACCAAAACTGGAGAATGGAGATTTTTATTTGGAGGCACTACAAAATTCTTATATACTACTGATGGTAAGTTTAGATTCAAGACAGATTTAGCAGTTGATGGTACGGTTGATGGGGTTGATATTGCGGCATTAAATACTACGGTAGCAGGGAAACAAGATACTATAAGTTTAACGACAGAGGGGACTTCTGGAGCAGCATCTTTTGCAGATAATACATTAAATATACCTCAATATTCTGGAGGGGGTGGTATTGATATAAAAGCATTATCAGTAGGCACGACTACTGCTACGGTTATTTCTTCTGGAGGTACGGTAGGCTCAAAATCAAGTTACACTTTAGTTAATTTAAACACAGCTTTAGGAGGAACATCTGCTGCAGCTCCATATACCTTGTCAAGTGGCTACTTAAGAATAGCTCAAAACGGAACTTATATGATAACATTCTCATTAGCAACTACGGTATCTGCAACAGCAAACAGAGTTTTAGCAGGGGGTATGTTATATAAAACCGTAGGAGAAGAAGAATATGCTTTGACTGGAACGCAGGTATTTAACTATGACAGAGGGACAGAAACTAGCTCCGGTGCTTCAACTTGGGGAAGTGTCTTTAAAGGGGCAGGTAGTGGTAGTTATATTTTAAAAGTAACAGAAATAACAGCTGAATTATTATACATAACTATTAATATGGGATTCTGGATTGAAGGTAGGTCAAGTTCAGCTTCTGGAATAACTGTAGAAAAAGACGGAACAATTTTAACAATAATGAAAATAGCATAAAATGAAAAACGAGATTAAAGACTCAATGGAATTTATTGGAGTTAATGCAACAGGGATAGTGATGAGTTTAACGGAGATAGACGCGTTATTGAGGACTTTAATCTTGGTATCTACATTAGTATACTCAATACTAAAAATAACGCGTTACATCAAAGAAAACGAAAATAAAAAAAAATGAGTGATAAGGACAGAAATTATCCTGTGTTAAAATATTTTAAAAGAAGTGAGTTTGCTTGCCCAACAGATGCCGATTCTGGAGAGAATATGGATGCGGCATTTTTACAGCGATTAGATAAGGCTAGAAGCAAGGCAAATACTCCTTTCAAGATAAACTCTGGATATAGGTCTCCAGCTCATAATACAGCAGTAGGAGGGGTTAAAAATTCTTCACATATGAATATACCTTGTAATGCAGCAGATATAGCTGTAAAAGATAGTAGACAAAGATTTATTATATTAGTTGCATTAATGAGTGTTGGATTCACTCGTTTTGGAATAGGTAAAAACTTCATTCATGTTGATTCTGACGATAAGAAAAACGGGGGTGATAAAAGTCCAAATGTTATTTGGCATTATTATTAATTAAAAATAAAAAAAATGAAAAATTGGTTTCAAGCATTATTTGTAAAACAAATATTACAATCAAAGAAATTTTGGTACGCAATATCATCTGTAATTGTTCCAGCTTTAATGAGCAGTTTAGGTGTAGATGAGCAAACGGCTACTAATCTCTTTATAGCATTATTATCATTAGCAGGATTTCAAGGTCTTGCAGATTTCGGAAAACACGCAAAGAAAAAATAGTGAAGCAATTCAGACCACGATTGTCTGAATATGAGAATCGTTTAATTAATGACTTTCGTAATTCTAAAAATGTGGGTATCATTGGAGACACACATCTCCCATATTGCATAAGAGAAACTAAAGAACATCTTTCTTATTTGCAATTTTGTTATGAAACCTTTAATAGATTTGGTTGCTCTGAAATAGTGCATATAGGAGACGAGTGCGACAATGCAGCATTATCATATCATCAAGGAGAAGTTGAAATGCCAAACATAATAAGTGAGGCAGAGCAGGCTCAAGAACAATTAGAAGAGTGGTTTAAGACCTTTCCAGATGTAAAGGTTTGCGTGGGTAATCACTCGGCTCTTCCCTTTAGACAGGCGACCACAGCAGGTATACCAAAAAGGTTTATGAAAACTTATGAGGAGATTTGGAAAGCTCCAAAGGGTTGGAAATGGGAATTACAATGGGAAATAGATGGGGTATTATACGAACATGGCACAGGAACTTCTGGGCAGAATGGAGCTAGAAACAGAGCAATTGCAAATAGGCAATCCACAGTAATAGGGCATTCACATTCTTTCGGGGGGGTTTCATATATGGCTAGTCGTAACGATATTATTTACGGGCTTAATGTTGGCTGTGGAATATCAGTCAATCACATGGCTTTTGCCTACGGGAAGCATTTTCCAAAGAAGCCAACTATTGGATGTGGTATTGTTTTAGATAAGGGCAAAACTGGATTATTTATTCCAATGGATTTAGGCTCAAAAGTTATTAGAAAAAATTTGTTAATAAAATAATTGTATCTTTGGCGGTGTTTATCATTTTGAAATTACTTTTGTAATGAATACGTTTTGTATTTGAATCTACATCGTAGTTTCAGTTTTTGTTTGAGAGCCTCCTTTAATTAGGGGGCTTTCTTTTTTACAATTATCCAATCACTTAACCGAAAAATCACCGAAATTTCTAGCCACTTTTAGAAACAAAAATCAAAAAAAGTGCTGTCTTATCTAGTAAATTACTTTAAAATAAAGGTTAATAACTCTTGGTTATCAACTAACAAAGCGTATATTTGAGCATCAATAATGATAAAAACAAAAACAAAAACTAAAATGAAAACAATTATCAAATCAAACAGAACATTCGGAGTAGAGATAGAATTCGCGTCTACAGTTAATCAAACAGAAATAGCATCAAGATTAAAGAGAAAATTTAGAAGCATAGAATTTGAAGGAGAATCTTGGAATACATCAACAAGAAATTATTTTAAAATCATTACAGACTCTTCAATTGATTCAGCAGGGGGGTATGGATTAGAATTAGTGACTCCTATATTAAAGGGAAAAAAAGGATTAAATGATTTAAGAAAAGTATTAGATGTATTAGATTCTTTTGAAGAAGTATCTGTAAATAAGTCTTGTGGAATCCATGTTCATGTAGATGTGAATGATTCTGATATTAATGGTATTGGAAGAATTTTAAAATTATATTCTAAACAATCTAAATTTATTGACAGAATATTAGCTCCATCAAGAAGAAGAGAGGGAGGAAAGGGAAAGAGATGGGCAATGAATTTAGAATATGCTTCTCGCTCAAATGATTCAAGAGAATTATTTAATAAAATTGATTCTACAATTGATAGCACAGCAGACCATTATACAATGAATGATAAAGTTACTTGTATTAAAGATTTATTTAGAAATAATCCGTCTGGAGTTAATGCGAGATATTGTGCAGTTAATTTAGATGCATACAGAAAATATGGTACGGTTGAATTTAGACAACATCACGCAAGTACTGATTCTGAAAAAATTTCTAATTGGGTAGTATTTGTTACTAATCTTGTTGACAGAGCTGTTAAAGCAAAGAAAGTATTTGTTGGAGAGACTACATTTGAAAGAACTTTTAAAGCCTCTAAACAGCTTTTAAAATTTGCTTCGGATAGAGCAGTAGGTTTTGGTTTTGAAGAGCATAGACTTGAGGAGAATATCGTTAGAGTGGATGGTAAAGATTTAGCAGAAGGAGTTGAATTAGTAAAATTATCAAATGGAGCTTTTCAATTATTTGCTAATGGAAATTTATTAGATAATACAATGAGTCATTTTAAGCAATTTGCAGAGCAATTAGGAATTGATTTTACAGGAATGAATACGAGAAGATTAGGACAGGCTTTATTGTCTGCCTAGTCTTATTTAATAATAAACAAAAATTGAAATTATGAAATTAAGAAAATTAACAAAAGATGATGAGTTTCTAAAATTAGATTCTCTCATTAATGACCCTCAAGTAAACAAAGCTATTGAGGACAGAGCAAAAGAATTAGTAAAAGAATATAATAATAACAAAAACAAAAATAAATAATTATGTGTGGATTAATAGGTTATACAAGTAATGGGGTAAAAGCAGACCCCTATATATTAAGAAAATTAATGAAAGCAAATGATAGTCGTGGAGGTCATTCTACGGGCTTTTATGATGGTAGTGGATTCAATAAAGTAATAGGTAAGAGCAATTCTTTAGCAATGCCAAAGAGATGTGATATGTTTATTGGTCATACAAGATATGCTACTCATGGAAAAAAGACGGTAGAAAATCAACATCCTTTTAAATATGGAAATGTTATCGGTGCTCATAATGGAGTCGTTCATAATTATAGAGAAGTAGGAGAGCAATTTGGATTAAAAAAGACTGCTGTAGATTCTCAAATGATTTTTAAGGTAATGAATAAAGAGAATGGAGAATTAAATATATTAGGTAAATTCTCTGGAGCTTTAGCAACTCTCTTTACTATAGGAGATGGGAGATTATATACATACAGAAAGACGAATCCTTTATGGGTAGGTAGAGATAATAAAGGGGGGGTGTATTTTTCTTCTTTGCGTGATATAATGCTTGAGTGTAATTTGAATAATATATTTCAGCTGAAAGAGGGTAGAGTTTATGTGTGGGAAGATGGAGTTGTAAAATATAAGATTGATATTGAACACGACCCTATTGAATCAAAATACTCAAAAGTAAAAAAGCAATGGTGGGAATATGGATTATCAAATGAAAGAGAATCATTCTGGACTCCAAAGAAATCTGCTTATAGTGGAATCACAGACCAATACGATAAGCTGGATGAAATAGATATTACAGACTATGAATTAAGTGATAATCAAGACCAGCTCCAATTGTTTGATAATAAATGTGATTGTCAAGGAGACAATAATTTTTGCTTTTGTATATCATAATGAAATTAAAAACGACATATAAATGGGAGTGCGTTTATAAAATGGACGGGGAAATGTTTGTAGCTGATTCTTATTCTAATTTAGTTAAACAAATGAGAGAAATAGTTTACTCACAGCCTCGTTCAAATTCAGAGCATAGGAGAGACACTAAAAAAAGATTTTATAAATGGGATAGAACTATAATTGATGACTCAAGTGATAAAACCTTTGTCCTTGATTTAATTAATTGTGGGTATCTTAAGGTATTGTCCTGTAATAGAAAAGCTCTTAAAACGCTTTAAAATGAGTAATAACATTAAAATAATAATAAAATGAAACTAGACAAAAACGGAAATTTTGAAGTCCAAGAAATTAAAACAACAATAAAAGAATATAACGCAAATGATTTACCTGCATATTTTAAATGGGATTGTGGTAGTCATCCGTGGTATTTTAGAGTTAGAAATGTGGAGGGGTGTATTGTAGCTGACCAATTAAAAAAGACTTACGAGGGTATTGAGTATCAATTCTCAACAATAACATCAGCATTCAGTACTACAAATAAACCAATCGGAGAAGATGAGTGGAGAAATGTGATGCATAATTTTATAAAACAAATGAGATGAATTACGACCAATGGAAATTAAGTAATCCAATTGATGATGGTGTTGGTTATGATATGGTTTCAAGATGTTGTGGAGCTGAAATTGTAGACTCTGAAAAGAGTGATTGTTGTGATGCTAAAATGGATTGCGATAGGATGTTGTGTTTTAAATGTAAAGACCATTGTGATACATACCAAGTCTGCTCTGATTGTGGAGATGAAGCAGAAGAGATTGAAGATTATGAATATGAAGAATTACAGAAAGAATCGTGGGCTGAAATGAAAGCCGATGGAGAAAGAGACGAGAGGGGATAGTACCTACGGAGGCAACAAACATTGACGAATGTTATAATATTAATCTCCTCTCTTTTTATAAAGGGTAAGCCGAAAACCTTAAATAGAGTAGGCATTAAATTTCTAAAAAATAAATTATGAAAGGAATTGAAATTAGTGCAGAAAGCACAACAGATACTAGAGAAATAGTATCAGCAGGAACTCACATAGCAATATGTTATTCAGCTATTCACATAGGGTGGGTAGAATGGGAATATCAAGGAGAATCCAAAAGGAGTAATAAAATAAGATTAACTTTTGAATTACCAAATGAAATGAGGGATTTCGGTGGAGAGATGAAACCAATGGTTATATCAAAAGAATATACTTTATCACTTCACGAAAAAAGTAATCTACGAAAAGATTTAGAATCTTGGAGGGGGGTGGCTTTTAGTGGTAGCCCTAATTTTGACATAACAGATATGTTAGGAAAACCTTGTATGTTATCTATCATTCACAAGACAGGAAAGAATGGAAATATGTATTCTACAATACAGGGGGTATCATCTTTAGTAAGTGGAATGGAAGCTCCAGAGCAGTTTAATCCAAATTTTATTTTTAACTATCACGATAATTTTAATGAAGAGTGGTTAGATGAACAACCAATGTGGGTGCAAGAGCAAATCAAGAATACAGAAGACTATAAGTCTAAAAAGAATTATCAAAAGTATTCTAATCATACGAGAGTAGAGTAATGGATGAAATAGTATTGCGAGCCAAATTAATTCTGTCACATCTTTTTTCTTTTGATACCGTTCATTTTGAAAGGCATACAACAAGGACAAGAGATATTATGGAGGGAAGAAGATTTCTAATGTATTTTTTACGAGAAGATATTGGAATGACTTTTTTTCAAATTAAAAAGTATATACCAGCTCTAACTAATCACGCTACAATAATTCATCATTGTAGAAAGATGAGGGAGCTACTGGATGTTGAAAAATCTTTAAAGAGAAGATATAATTTATTCAAGAGCCAAATGCTAGACGGAGAGAGGTATGTAATTGAGACAGAGATTATAAAGAAAACCGAACAGAGAAAAAAAATTAATAACGAACTTTATAAATTAAAAAAATTATTATGATTACAATTGAAGGGCAAAAATGTAAGACCCAAACCGATGCAGTTTTAGTACATCTAAAATCTGGAAAACAATTAACACAAGAAGATGCTTACGAGCTAGTGGGAACACAAAGACTTGGAGCTATTATATTCAACTTACGAAAGATGGGGTATGATATTTATTCTATTAATGTAAAAGGATTTAATAGATTTGGAAATTCTACTAACTTTGTAAAGTATCATTTGATGAGTACAAAAGAACAATGTGAATATATTGAAAGAAAATGAGGGCTAATTATTATGCAATAATTCCTGCAGGGGTAAGGTATTCGGATATTAAACCGAATGCCAAACTCTTGTACGGAGAGCTTACAGCATTAGCTTATAAAGAGGGTTATTGTTTTGCTAGTAATAATTATTTTGCAGAATTATATAATGTATCTAAAAATACAATTTCATTATGGATAAAAGAATTACTTACAGCTGGATTCATAGAATGTGAAATGATTTACAAGGGTAAGCAGATAATAGAACGGAGATTATATATACTTCCAATTATTGAGACTATCACTAAAAATGATGAGGGGGGTGTCATTAAAAAGGAGGAGGATAATAATATTAATTCTAATACTATAAATAAAATAACATATCGTAAATTAAAATTTGAGGAGATTGTTTTTCAATGCACTGATATTAGCAAAGATGTTTTAAAAGAATTTTGTGATTATTGGACAGAGCAGAATTTGAAAGGAACAAAATAATTCAAATTGGAATAAAGCTACACCAAAAAGTAAGATACATCAATCAATTAATGCACATCAAAAAGCTCGTGAAATGATTAAAAAAATGAATAGTAATGGTAATATGTAAAATGCTCGGAGACTCGTTTTAAAGCGATTTAACAGATTTTCTCTATTCTCTAATAGGATACTATGAATTAAAGGAGAACTTCGTTTTACTAGATATAAGACAAAATGAAAATTAAAGAAATAGAAATAGAAGAATTAAGGACAAAATGCGTAGATTTGCTGTCAAGAACATTCTTACAATTAAGACAAAATCCAACTGAAGATGATATTGTAATGCTTGCAGTTATTTTAGCTGAAGACTTAAAAGAAGATTTTGAGAAATTAGAATTTCGTGATATTGAGCAGGCGTTTAGATTAGGCATAAGAAACACAGACGATTTTGTAGTTGGTGTTAAAACTTGGTACAGATGGATAAAAAGACACCGGCAGGTAATTTGGGATAATGAAGACAAAGAGCCAGAAAGAGTAGACAAAAGATTGAGGTATCGTTCTAAAAAAGGAACAGGATTAAAAAAATTAAGTAATCAATTAAAATATTTAAAATGAAACAGCCAGACCCACAGCTCCACCAACAAATTAGTTTTATGAAATCAACTATAAGAATAGCTGGATACTTTTGTTTACTATTTTCAGTAGGGTGGGGAGTAGCTTTTTTAGTGATAAGTGAATTTCTGGGGATAATGGAAGAAACGGTATAGGTTTGAGGGGGTTAGTAATTTAATTAAATTAACAGAGCGGTTATATTTTGTGACTATTACAATTCCTCCTCATTCCTTTTTTAAAAATAAAAACTATGAATAAGATATTTGTATACGGAACATTAAAAAGTGGTTATCATAATGACGGCTTTCTAGCAAAAGCTAGATTTTTAGGAGAAGCAATGACAATGAAAGATTTTACTTTATTAACTAATCATTATACAGGATTACCATATGTAATAAAAGAAGCTAGTTATCCAATTGAAGGAGAGTTATATGAAGTTGATGAATGGACTTTTATGACAATAGATAATTTAGAAGGGCATCCACATTTTTATTGTAGAGAATTAGTAGATTTAGAAGTAAACAATAAAAAAGAAAGGGGGTGGCTGTATTTTTTAATGCAAGACTACGATAATAGGGATGTAAGAAAAAATCCAACAGGTAGATGGTAAAAAAAAGAGATAGATTTCAAAATCCATTAAAAGAAAAACTTAATGATTACAGAGGACATCTTTTGACTTTGGATGAGATATTGGATTACATATATTCTATTGACCCAAAGTTTAAAAATAAAATCTTAAGTTTGCAGAATGAAAAGCTACAAAGGAATAAAAAAAATACTAAAACAGCAGATAAAAAATAATTCATCTTTGAAATGGGCTTGGAAAAGATGTGAGCAAGAAGAAGAATTTGTCTGCGTATTTATTAATATACCATCTTGGAGCAAAGAATTATACACAGCAAGTCAGCTCCTTGCAAAAATAGATGAAAGCACTAATACAATTTGAAATAAAAGACGAAAAAGGTATTTCGGATGATGAATTAAAGCAAAAATTAGTTCAAGTGATTGCAGATATAATGGAAGACTGGTTAAAAGGCGATGGAGTATTAATGATTGATTTTATACACACTTATAATAATGAGGATACTAAAAAAGACGATTTATTTAGTTTTTATATTGACGAAACTATACATTGAATTATTAGGGGGCGTGATTACAATATTATTTTTAATTTTATTTGTATTACCTCTAAATTTCCTGTATGAAAGAGCAAAATCCCTATTTAATTAAAAAATACGGCTATTTTAACGCGATTTAAGAGCATTTTGAGATTTTTACATAGTAGAGGCTCAAATTCATAATTTTTTATATCTTTGTGGCGTATTCATAATGATACTCCTAGTATGTCGGAAGCCAATTTACAAGCAAATGTCGTAAAATACCTAAAACTCCAATATCCACAAGTAATTTATTGTGCCTCATTAGGTGGTCAATATCAGCGTTATATTTCACAAAGAAATAAAGCGAAATCTACTGGCTATGTAAAGGGGTTTCCCGACCTAGGAGTTTATGAAGCTAAAGGAGGGTATCACGGACTATTTCTTGAGATAAAAA